AGCACGCCTCCTGCTAGCACGCTCATTCCGCGACCGTCCTCCACGTCTGGATAGCGGTCGGACGATTGCAGCCGTGCTGTCTGGCCATCGTGTATTTGAAGAAGTTGCTCGTATAAGCGTCGGATATCAGGAGTAGCCATTGGAAATCTCTCGCAATTTGAAATGAGAAACCGAAAAGCGCGCAGCACTATCGGGCCCACAACGCGCAAACGATGCGGGCCGACACCGTCGAATTCCTGGCAGAAATGGTTGCTGCTTCTAAGTCGTGATTGTCAGGAGGCCTCTGCCTCTGCCTCCGCCCCCTCACCCCACCACAGCCCACAAAAACACCCGCCCCGTCGTCGCGGCGTTCGCGTGCGTGATCGTGAACGCGCCGTTGGCCACCGCGCTCACATACATCGTCCCGTTACCGACCTCCGTCGCCGCATTCGCTGACGCCGGCACCAGGATCGGCACTGAACCTGCCGCGCAATTCGCCGTCGTCACCGTCGTGCTCGATGCGCTCGTCGCCAGCGTCACGGTGCCGACGGCGTTTGACCTGCCAGCGGCGAGCTGCTGGATCGCTAGCACGATCTTCTTCAGGTCGGTCTCGGTAGTGCCGGGAACGTAAGCCGTCATAGCGTGCCGTTCGGTGTGAGATCGGGAACGATGCCGGCGCAGAAGGACCACGAGGTCGCCGCGGGGATACGAACCTTGAAACGCGAGTATCGGGTGTCGCGTCGGACGTCGCAGCGACCTGTCCGGGCATTGACCAGAACTTCCGCGCCCGGCGTTGCCACTGCCGCCGGCGTGTCACGCCAGGACACCGAGCCGAACAGCGTGGCCGCATCGGTCACGGGTCGAAAGCCGCGGATGGTGACGCGGTTCTCGTCCGTGCCCTGCTCCGGACTCTCCAGCGTCGCTTCGAGACTGGGGCCACGGAAGAAGCCCAGCAAATGAGCGTTGGAGAATTGCGCGATCTCGGGCTGCACCGCAGTCGCGTAGGCATCGAGGCTCAGCGTCAGCGCGTCGATCGACGGCGAGATGCTGTCGAGATTCTCCAGCGTCAGGCCGGTCTGCGACATGCCCAAGAGATATTCGCCCGTCACAGCGACAGGGAAGAAGCGATCGAGCAGGAAATCGTAGCCGAGCAGCTTGTCGTAGGCGCCAGCCGTGCCGGACACGGATTTGTAAGCCCAATAGACCCGCGTCGAACGCGGGTCGGCTGCGCCCATGAAGAGCTGGAGATTTCCCTGGTCGAGGTCGGCGAGAAAGGTGCGATCGACCTTCTCGCGTCCAATCTGCTGCGGTACGCCGCCGGGCTCGATCTTGTGAAAGCCCTGGCCGGCGAAAAAGAAGATGCGTTCGCCGGCACGGATGATCGAGTATGGCGCGTAGAGCCCCTTGTCCTGGGTGATGCGATCGATCTGGAAGATGATCGGCGAGCCCGGCACGTAGGACATGCGGCGGATCGCCTGGTCCTGAAAGACGATGCCGGATTCGCCGCCGGCCACGCCGCGGACGATGCCGCCGTCTGGAAAGTCCTGGAAGTCCGACGATTTGATGCCGCTGGTCCAGCTGTCCGAGGCGTTGAAATTGTTCAACCCGGACCACTGGATTCTGTACGGCGTCGACAGCAATCCTGATAGCACCAGGAAGCGTCCGACCACGCTGATATAGGCGGCTTGCGGTGGCGCTCCCAACGCATCGGCGAAAGCCGTCGACGATGAGAGATCGAATATTTGCAGCACTGCATTGGCCTGTGTCGCAAAGACGAAATTCCCGGTCTGTGCGAACTGCCATTGCGCAGTCGCGGACAGCGCCGAATAGGACGCCCCGGCTTTCGAAACATCGATCCAGGTGAAGTCGGTGTTGTTCAATCTGTAGAGCTTGGTGAGCGTGCCGGCGAAGGTGATGACCGTCCCGTCCGATTTCAGCGCGTAGAACGCGCCGCGGCACGCCCCCGGCAGGGCCGATGTGTAAGCTGAAAAAGACGGAAACGGTCCGTAACCATCGCCACGTGGAATGACGTTGAGGATGTTGCGCGTGGCCTGCCCTTCATAGTCGCTGACGTCAGGGCGGTAGTCACCGTAGGAAAGCAGGGGCATTATTCGGTCGTCCAGGGCTCTGGGTGAATCGCGGCCTGCGTCCAGGCGCTCGTCGGAGCAGCCGTTCCAGTCCAGGCATCGGCAGAGGGATTGAGATCAGTCCAGTTCGACATCGAGGCCGTCACGTCGAACTGCCACGTTGCCGCATCGAATGGCCGCCTGACCCAGGCCTCGAAATCTCGCTCAAAGCTCGATGCACCGCCTGCAACAGTCAGCCCCGCGGATCCGGCAGCAAGCGCTGTCGAAGCCGAGCTCGGCAAGCCCGACCAGAGGAGGCTGCCAGGCGCAGCAACCGAGTTGAGAAAATTACTGCTTGCAGTGCCCGTCACCGCAAAGCTTCCGAGGCCGGCGGCTTCCGTCGCCTTGAAGCTCGCCGTTGCCGCATTGACGGCGAACGTTGCCATAGCGGCCGCTTCGTTGATACTCAGCGCTGCGATGCCACGAGCAACACTGAAGGCGCCAGCGCTGGATGCAAGACTGCCACTAAACGCCGCAGGCTTGTTCGCGAGCAAGAACGCGCCGATTGCAGCGTTGAGCGTGATCTGGATCGCGCCTGAGGCGACGACAGGCGGCCGCGGCCGCCGATACGCCTTGGTCCAGCCGCGTCGAAAAACATAGGCCATGGCTTACGGCAGCTCGCGCCACTTGATGGTGCCCGAGACGATGGTCGAGGCCGGAGCGCCGGGAATATCGAGAACGAGAGCTTCGCTCGCCTGGACGATCTCGCGATCTTCAGGCGCTGGCAGATATTGCCAGGGTGTAAGCACATTCCATTGCCAGGCTGCGAGCAGCACCGGCGTTCCCGACGTCGTAGCTTGCGTGGTGTCATTCGAGCGCACCGTTGCGGCTGAGGCTTTGGTGTCGCCGGAATCCACCGGATTGCCAGTGAGCGCGCTTCCGCCCGAGCCCGCGGTGACCGATGCCGGCAACCTCTTCAGTCGCAGGCGGATCTCGGCCGGCGCCGTGACGCCGCCAGCAGACAGGTCGATTTCGTGCAGCTCGATTCCGTTCGCGGCGCCGGCCTTGAGCGAGATCACATCTTGCACAGCAGCAATCGTGACGTTGTCGAACATGGTCGAATAGACGCGCTGGCCCATCGCTTACCTCCGTAAATAAGGCCGGGTGAATTTGCCCGGAATGATCGCCGGTCCCGGCGTAAAACTGAGAACGACGACACCGCTTCCGCCGGTGCCGCCCGTGCCGCCTTGCGTGGTGCCGAAGCTTGCGCCGCCGCCACCACCACCGAGGCCGTTGGTGCCCGGATTGCCGTTGGAGCCCGCGCCCGAAGGGCCGCCCGAGCCACCACCGCCAGCGCCGCCGCTGCCGGGATTGCCGGCGCCATAGAAGCCCCCACCGCCTCCACCGGCATAGGTGACGGCTGCGCCGCTGGTAGAGTTAGAAATGCCCGAGCCGCCACCGCCGGCCGTGCCCGAGGTGCTGCCAGAGCCGCCCGCGGAGCCAGCGCCGCCGCCACCGCCGGCAGCGTCTTGACCGCTTGAGCCACTACCGCTGTGACTGCCGCCCGCGTGAACGTTGGTGCCGGTGCCGCCAGCGCCGGAGCCGAAGCCGGCCGAGCTTCCGCCACCACCGCCAGAGCCTCCGGTGGTCGGGCTCACACTCTGACCGCCACCGCCGCCGCCACCGCGCGCGGTTGCAAAACCACCGAACAACGAATTGCCGCCGGTGGTGCCGGGCGACGATCGCGAGGCGCTTCCACCACCACCGGCGCCGACAGTGATCGAAACCTGTTTTGTACCCTGCGCAATTGCTGCGCTGCCGGGAATGACGTCGCCACCGCCGCCGCCACCCGCGCCGTCCGAATTGCCAGGACCGCCGCCGCCACCGCCGCCGCCGCCCACCGCAAGGTAGGACGTCGAGTAGACAAAGCCGGGAACATTCCAGGTCGAGGTCCCAACCGTCGAAAAGGTTTGAACCGTCGCGAATTCGTAGACGACGCCGGGGATTAGAAGTCCGGGAAACCAGGACGGCGTCGGCAAGTCCCAGATCGAAGGGACCGGCCCGATGTCGAACAACTCCGACCAGAACCTCAGTGCGTTACACAGATCGTCGAAAACGCCCTGCCAAAGAATCGAGCCGCCGATGCCGCGCGCAATGATCTTGTAGTGAGTGACATCGCCTTGCGGCATCCACCACACCGGGCCGCCCGGGTGAATCGGCTGGTCTGTCGGAAGGAGAATACGGCGTGCACGATATTCGGTTCCAATATGATCGATGATCACGCGCCCTCGCTTACGTGATCGTCAGAACACCGTTGATCTGGTCCAGAGCAACGGTGAACGTATTGCCGTTTGTCAGCGTGATCGGTACGCCGTAATCCCACCAGCCGATCAGCGGCTTGGTCGGCGAGGTCGAATTGTAGAGCACCGCATATTGAAACGGCCCGATCGAACCGCCCGAGGCCGTCCACGCGGGATTGGTGCCGCCGACGAACTTGAACGTGCCCGTCGTCTGCGCGCCCGCGATCGTGCCGATGCTGTTGCCACCCGCGGTATAACCGCTGCCGGCCGCGAGGTCCGCAGGCGCATTGTAGACCGTGTTGGTGACGGTTGGCGCCGTGTTGGACAGGTAGACCTTGTAGACCTGCACGGTGCCGGTCTTCATGTCGTGCAGCGCGTTCGCGACATCCTGCACGAAGCAATAGAATTTGTTGAAGCTTGCCATTGTCGTCTCCTAGATGACCTGTCCGGACACGCGCACCGTCATCGGCCCCGCGTTGAAGGTCGATGTCAGTCCAAGATTGTTCAGATCAGTAAGTGCCGACGTAAATCCGAGCCCCCAGGTCTGGATGCGCGCGTCCTCCTTGATGTAGGGAGCGGCTTCGAGCAGTGCGCCGTAGAGATAGAGATCCGGCGCCACGGCCAGCAGCCAATTGCCGCCGTTCGACGCAAGCGCCGGCACGTTCTGCCGGTAGATCATCTCGATGGTGTAGGCGGCGTCCGGCGTCGGTGCGAGCTCCAGCTCGCTTCCGAACACCGTGAAATAGCGCGGCTGCGCGACGACATCGGACGTCGCGAAGCGGTATTCGTCCATCTGCGTCCCCGACTTGAATTCGAGGCACGGCTTCCCCGTCACGCTCGACAGCCGAACCCGGCGCATCGACTGAAAATCGGATGGCAGCGACACGAACTCAGGCTCGTTCGATCCTGGATCGACAAGCGCGGTCGCCCGCTGCTCCATCTGCCGCACGAACAGCTGGCGGTTGAACTTGGCTTCCGCCAGCTGAACGAAAGTCGGAATCCGCGTGATCAGCGTGGTGTCCTGGTCGCGCGCGAGATATTCGGTCACCGCTGATTGCAGCGACGTGTAATCGGTAATCTGGGTCACGAGAGCTCCGCTGACCAGCCGGCCTGCAATTTCGGCCTGTCGGTTCGCAAATAGGCCCATTCGGGATCGTCCAGCTTGGTCTGCACGATCGCATCGAATTCAGGCGTGAACAGCCGCAACGAGATATTGCCCCTGGCGTGCTCCTCGTTGAGCCATTTGACGTAGATGACGTTGGGAAATGCGGGCGACGTGCCGCCCCCACTCACTGTGCTGCTCGTCGACGCGCGCCCGCTTATTCCATTCTAGGATCGGCGCCACGTCCTGGACGTGCTCGATCGCAAGGTCGCTGCCATTGCTGTCGAGATGAGGCCGGATCTGGACGCCCTCCATCAGGACATCTCCGTGATCCACAGAGTGCCCGGCGTCGCCGTGACCAGACCGTTGGTGGCCGCCTTCAACGCGGCGATGCTCTGGCCGGGACTGACCGTGACATATTCGACGACATTGGCTGGAAGGTATGGATCCGAAATGGTCGCGGTCTGCGCGCCATCGCCGATCCGGTAGCTGCAGCCGGAATTGGCGACGAGGCGCACCTGGTAGGTCTCCGTCCCGAATGGGTTGGTGGCGCCGACACTGCCATCATAGGCGATCGTCTGGGTCGAGCCGATGCGTGAGGAATTTTGCTTGGAGAAGAACGGCATGTCAGGCGGCCCTCACAGAGATCGAGAAATACATCGGAATGGCCGTGCCTGATGTGCCAGACGGCGTCAGCACGATCACGTCGTCCTCGTTGAGATAGGTCGGTGACGGCGGCACGACCGAGAACAGTTGGCCCGCTGCTGATCCCGCCTGCGGCACGGCGAAGGTCGCGAGCGTCGCTGCATTTGCGGAGACGGTCACGGTCCCGTCGGTCGTCGTGATCACACCGCCAAGGATGCCAGTGACCTTCAGTAGTCGGCACCGAAACGGGGCGCGGACATAGGCGGCGACGGGACTTGCACCGCAGGATGGCGTATAGGCGGTGACTTCGGCGGTATTAAGAGGACGATTGCCGGGAAGCGGCATCTTGGATCTCCAAAAATAAAGGGCGACCCGAAGGCCGCCCCGAGGTGAGAGGAATGATCCTGATGGCTCAGGAGTTGGTGTTGTCGAACACGCCGCCGGAGGCCTTTTC